TCCTATTCCCAGCATTGATACTGTAGTTACCGTATTTAAAAATTCGATTAGATTGGATGTTGTTGACTCAAGTTATCCAAATGAAATTGATTTCACAAATGGAACTATTGTCACTCAACCTGGAGAATACACCGGAACTGAGTCTGATATCAAGAGAGAGTTTGGATTAACTCATAAAACCGATGCAATTTTTGAGAGGTATTTCCTTGGAAATAATTCCAACATTATTGATGTTGATACAAATACCATCAAGATTCCAAACCACTTCTTTGTAAGTGGTGAAAAGATTTCTTATGATCACGTTGGTGATGTTACATCTGCTGTAGGAATTGCGACAACTAGTTTTGTTGGTGCGTCAAATACAACATTCTTGCCCGATGAAAATCTATATGCTGTAAAAGTTGATGATAACTTGATTAAGATTGCAACCAGTGCAGAAAATGCACTCAAGAGTACTCCAATCGTCGTAGATCTTGAAAGTGTTGGTATTGGAACTTCGCACAGATTTGTAGCAACAAATCAAAATGCCAAGGTTATAGTTGCCATCGATAATGTAATTCAATCTCCAGTTGTAGCTACTGCAGTAACAACAGGATTATCCACAAACTTTACTGCACTTGCGGAAATTATTGAGTTTACTGGAATAACATCATTCTTTGGTGCTGATCTAATTAAGATCGGTGATGAAATAATGAAGATCGAAGGTATTGGTATAGGTAAAACAAATGCCATTAGAGTCCGCAGATCTTGGATGGGAACACCATCTGGTGTTGGAAACACTGGAGATCTAGTCACTAAAGTTTCTGGTAATTACAATATTGTTAATAATCACATTAATTTTGTGGAAGCACCTTTTGGAAACACTCCAATTGGAACCATCACAAATCCACCTGATGAAAGAGACTGGACTGGAATTACTTCATCATCAAGTTTCCAAGGAAGATCTTTCATGAGATCTGGTATAGAAAATGGATCAGATGCATCTTATGCTAAGAACTACATTTTTGATAATGTATCTGACAAGTTTACTGGGTCCGAAAACAACTTTACCCTCAAACAAGAAGGATCCAATATTACTGGAATTACTGCAGAAAATGCGGTCATTCTTATTAATGACATTTTCCAAGTCCCTGGATCACAAGAAGATTATATCTTAGAACAGAATTCTGGCATCACGTCTGCCGTTTTCAACGGAACTGTTCCACAGACCCCTCTTGGACCTGATGTTGGAATCTCCAGTTTCCCCAAAGGTGGAGTCATAGTTTCTGTTGGATCAACAGAAGGATTTGGATATCAACCTCTGGTAGCTGCTGGAGGAACTGCTATTGTTTCTGCTGCTGGAACCATTGAATCTATCAGCATTGGAAACAGTGGTTCTGGATATAGATCTGGAATACAAACAACAGTAAATGTCGGTGTTGGAACATCTAGCACTGGAACTGGCAATATTGAATTTATTGGAACTGCTGCAATCAGTGGTGGTCACATTGTGAGTGTTGCGATTACGAATCCAGGAACTGGATACACTGCTACGAATCAACCATTTGTAGTATTTGATGCACCTGCCTCATATTCAAATATGAGTCTACACTATAGTTCTGATTCTAATCTTGGAATTGGAACTGAAGCAACAGTTGACGTTGTTGTTGGACAAGGTTCAAGTGTTATTGATTTTGAAATAAAAAATACTGGTTATGGATATGGTAACGGAGACATTCTGACGGTTGCGATTGGTGGAACAATTGGAATTCCTACTTCAACTTCATATTCTGGAAATGAGTTCCAATTAACTATTGATGAAGTTATTAGTGACAAGTTCTCTGGATGGTCCTTAGGAACACTGCAAATCCTTGATAACATTGATGAATTTATTGATGGTGCAACAAGAGATTTCCCACTGAAGCAAAATGGTTCTTCAGTTTCTATTGTTGCTTCACCTGGATCGAAGATCGATGTACAAGATGTGCTTCTTGTATTTGTTAATGATGTTCTTCAAGTTCCTGGTGTTGGATATGAGTTCAGTGGTGGCAGCACAATAACCTTTACCGAAGCACTTAAGATTGGAGATAAAGCAAAAATTATCTTCTACAAAGGAAATGGTGACAGTGACGTTATTTTCAGGGATGTTATCGAAACAGTTAAGCAAGGAGATACTTTACAACTAAAACCATTCTCTTCTCAACCAGATTATTTGGAAGAGGATGTGAGGAATGTGTTCTCCATACTGTCAACTGGAAATGTTGAAACAAATGCATATCATGGTCCAGGAAAAACTGAAGATGTCACTTTGATAAGACCTGTAACCTGGTGCAGACAAACTGAAGACAAAATCATCAATCAAATCCCAACTGGCAAGGATAGAGAACTTTATGAACCAGTAATTAATCCCAGTGCTTATATTATCAAATCTGTAGGTGTTGGATCGACTGCGATTTATGTAGATACTCTAAGACCACTCTTTGATGCTTCAAATGAAGCAAGTGCCAGAGCTTTCCAGAACAAGATTAAATTCATTGCTCAGGAGGAAAAAACTGGTGCTGCTGGAACTGCAGTAGTATCTGGACTTGGAACTATTTCCTCAGTTGTTATTTCTGATGGTGGTGTTGGATACACCACCGCAACAGTAAGTTTCGGATATACCTCTTCTTCTAGAGCATTTGGTTCAGTGACAATTAGTGCAGGGGGAACCGTAACAGGTGTTGCAATTACAGATCCTGGAGTAGGATACACAAATACAAATCCACCAACTGTTCTGTTCTCACCTCCTGCATATACGGAAGAGGAGGTTTCTGTTAATAATTACTATGGAGATAATGGTATTATTGTTGGATTTGGATCGACTTCAGTTGGAATTGGAACCACACAATTAATCTTTGATGTTCATATTCCATATGATTCCTTCCTCAGAGATCCAAACCTTACAGGAACAGCAGTCACTCTCACAACAATTCAACAATATGATTACTTTATCATTAGGAAGTCCAATGTTGGACTTGCGTCAACATCACTAACATCTTTCGATGAAACTGGGGGAATCGTTGGTGTTGGAACTTCATTTGCAGATAACGTTTATCAAGTTGCCTCAATTGAAGGATTAACTACCAGTGTCTCTGGAATCACAACAAATGTTAAGAGACTGTTTGTCAATGTTGACGGATTTGCATCTGGTTATTCTGGAATAACAACATCTGGAGATGGTTTGGGTCAATTTAGTTGGGGTAAGATTGAAGTGGTTGATCGTGGCAACACAAATACATATAATGCATATACACAATCTGGAGTGGGTCTCACCGAAGGATCTGGTATTACGACATCAACAATGGTTGTAAGATCCAATTTCCTGAAGTCCTCAAATTATATCTAGACTTTCGTTAATAAATAAAGAAAAACTCTGTCCAAAATGGCTGCCATTATAACTGATCAGATTAGGATATTAAATGCCAAAAATTTCGTTGCTGGAGTAACAAACTCCAGCAATTCTTATTATTCTTTTGTTGGTCTGACTAATCCTGCAGATTATCAATCTGACTGGGATCAAGGTCCACCTGCTCCTAAAGATAATTTTGATCAGGAAAATGACTATTGGGATACAATGGTCGCATTGAAAAAAATTGGTTCTTCCGATATAAAACAAGTTGTTCCCAAGAGAACGTGGGCATCAGGTACAACTTATGATATGTACCGACATGATTACAGCAGAACAAATACTGCTGTAGTATCGGGATCAACTTCCCTCTATTTGGCAACCTATTTTGTAATGAATAGTGACTTTAGAGTCTACATTTGTTTGCAAAACGGAACTACTCCTGATAATCCAACTGGACAACCTTCTCTCGACGAACCAACATTTACTGATCTAGAACCAAGGGCAGCTGGGACTAGTGGTGATGGTTATATTTGGAAGTATCTGTATACAATTTCTCCAAGTGAAGTTGCAAAATTTGAGTCTACCCAATACATGCCTGTTCCTGCAGATTGGGAAACATCAACTGTAAACTCTGCAGTTAGAGACAATGCTGTAGATGGTTCGATTAAGATTGTTACCATTACAAACAGAGGAGTCGGTCTGGGAACAGCAAATAGTGTATATTCTTCAGTTCCTATCAGGGGAGATGGGACTGGTGCAGAGTGTACGATTGTTGTTGATGGAAATCAACAGGTAAGTTCTGTAACTGTTTCTAGTCAAGGTTCTGGATATACTTACGGAAATGTTGATTTAGTTGCTGGAGGAGTTCCAACAGGAACAACAAGACCAACTTTCGACGTTATTATACCACCACAAGGTGGTCATGGTGCAGACATTTATAGAGAACTTGGTGCATATAATGTTCTAGTATATTCTAGAATTGAAAATGATAATCAAAATCCAGATTTCATTACAGGTAATCAAATAGCAAGAATTGGTCTTGTTGAAAATCCAGAACAATTTGGATCAACGACTCTTCTAACTGCGGACAAAGCTGCAGCAACAAATGCTTTGAGATTGGTTGGTACTGGATATAGTACGGCAACCTTTACTGCAGATTCTTATTTTACTCAAACAGTTTCTACTGGTAATACTGCTGTCGGAAGAGTTGTTAGTTATGATCAAACAACAGGTGTTTTAAAATATTGGCAGGATAGATCACTTGCTGGTTTCAATACTGTTGGAACTGCACAGACTAATCCAACATATGGATTTGATTTGAAAGAATTTACTTCCAGTCCAGGAACTGGTGGAAGTTTAACAATTGTTCCATCTACTGGAACTGATTTGACAATTGATACAAACTTTACGGGTGTATCAACCGTAATAAATAATCGTACATACTATCTTGGTCAAAGCTTTACGAGTGGTATTGCCAATCCCGAGGTCAAAAAACACTCTGGTAATATTATTTACGTTGATAATAGACCATCTATAACCAGATCGTCAAACCAAAAGGAAGACATAAAAGTTATTTTGCAGTTCTAAAGAATTATGCCTCAACAAACGAACCTCAACGTATCGCCATATTTTGATGACTTTGATCCAGCGAACGATTAT